TTTCAAGATAATACAATAAAATTACGCAATGAAACAGAGCAAGTCGCTAATTATCATAAAAAAATATTAGAAAAATATATAGAAGAAAATAATTTAATATAATAAACTTGTATGTTCACCTATATATGGAGGAAATAAATTTTTATTATAAATAAATAATTTTACATTATTTTGTCGAATTGCATTTAAATGAAAATATCTATGCTCACAATCATAAATATTTGAATTAATTTTATATTGAATTTTATATTTTTTATGCATATTTTCAATATTTTGTTTATTAAATAACGATAAATCAATTAAACTTCTGTAATAACAATTATTAAATTTATTTATTTTATAAATACCGAAACCACCGAAAGCAGACTGACATTCCATAAATTCTTTATTTTTTATTTCATTTTTAAATTCTTGATTCATTAAATTAATTAATTTTTTGACATTATTGGAATGCCAACAAGAGTATTGAAAATCTTTAAAATTAAGTGCCCAAAAATCATAATAGTTAGCATTATTAAAAAAAAGTCCATCCCAAATATTAACTTTTTTTTCATCTAATATTTCTTTTAATACATCAATATTTATAGGTTTTGATGATACATCATCCATATCAATCATAATAAAATAATCATATTCATTGTATTCATTATAAATTTTATTTAATATTTTATTTCTTGCTCGTTCAATATTTACTGTGCGACTATTTGTTATTGGATCTTTATTAATAATAATATCAATATCATATTTTTGTTTTAATTCTATAAGTTTTTTTAATGTAAAATCATTAGAAACATCAAAACTAATAATAATTTTAGATTTTATAAATAATTTTTGAATTTTTTCTATATTATTAAATACATTATCTAAATATTGTTCACAATTTTTAACACAACCACATATTAAACAAGATGTCATAATAAATATATAATAATAAAATTTTATATATTTATTAATTAATTATAAATATTTCACTTATTATTTTATTTATAACTATTAATTACATTAGTCCAATAATTTAATTTAATTTTTTCCATATTAAATTCATTATTTTCAAATTTTTTTTTATAATCATTAATTGTATTATTCAGTAAATTATTATCAATAATATTCCAATCACTAACAATTAATACTGGTAAATTGTCATATAATTTATCAATTTTAGATGTTTTAACAATTGGTATACATCCCAAAGATAATGCTTCCCAATTTCTATGACAATCTAATCCTCCACCATGAGGACAAATAACAAACGCATAATCTTTTTGTTTGTTCCACGTAATCAATCTCGATACTTTATTTTCTTCATAATATACTAATTTTTTATCTATTTTTTGATAAGCATCTTTTCTATCATAACCTAGTTTTGTATTCATAGAAAATTGGAAATTTGCATAACATTTGATATTTCTATTATAGAATGGTACAGATTTATCTTTAATCATAGTTAACATTTTTTCTTGATCTTGGCAACTACTAATTGGTCCCCATAATGGTCGTTGTGTTAATGTATGATAATCCAAACCTATTGGTATTTTTGTAATTTTATTATGTTTAAATGTCATATTTTGACAAAACCAATGTATAATTCTCTTATCATTAATTAAATTAATAAAATCATTGTTATTTAAAATTTCGTTTGGTATTGTTTCGTCACAATCACCTGAAACAAGTATAAAAGAGAAATTAATTAATGGAAGCATAATGTTAATAAAATGATGAATAGCACTACTACAAATATAAATACTTGGATTTTTAATACTTTTAATTTTTTCTAATTGTGGATAATTAATTAATTGTCTAATACTGGAATGAGGTGTAAATGAAAAAAAATCACATGATTTTAATAAACCTCTACTTGAAACATAATAGTTATTATTTTCTTGCATATTATTAATATTTATTTAATAATTGTTAATATTTAATAATTGTTAATATTTAATAATTGTTAATATTTAATATTTAATATTTAATAATTGTTAATATTTAATAATTGTTAATATTTAAATAAGAAAGATTTAATTTTTTGTTATGGTAATATAATATCTTATATAAATAAATTAATAACAATTTAAATATTATTAATATTTATGTATATATGTTAATAATTAAACCGTTTGGACGTCTTGGAAATAATATTTCTCAAATAATGAAAACGATCAGTTATGCTTTATCATTTAAAATTCCTGAAAAAATAAATTTTATTTTATTAAAAAAATTTCAACCAGATATACTGAAAAATTTTCCAGATTATTTATTTGATGGAAATAATTTAAATAACAATATAACTAATTCATTTTGGGATTATAATATTGATTATTCTAATTATGAAAAAATTGTAGAAATAATTAGTAAATTTATAAATTATAAAATAGATAGTAACATTAATTTTGAAGAAACATTAATAATACATATTCGTGGTGGGGATACATTTCAAACAGGCGATCCTAATTTTTGGAAACATGTTCCTTTTTATGTTTATAAAGATATAATTGATAATTCAAATTATAAATATATTAAAATTTTAGGCGAAGATTATAGAAATCCAACTATAAAAAAATTATTAGAGACATATACCAATAGTTTCATAGAATTTAAAGATGCCGCCGAAGATTTTAAAATAATAATGAATGCTATACATTTTGTAGACTCACAATCTTCGTTTAGTAGTAGTGCGTTAGTTTTTAATAAAAATATAAAAACATTATATTCAAGTTATGAATTACATAATTACAAAAAGTTAAATGTATATAAAAACAATGTTAATGTTAAAATATATAATTTAAAAGAATATATGAGTATGAAGTTTAATACTTTTACGGATCAAATCAACTTTTTATTATTAGATAAAGACCCCCATATATAGTTAATAGTTAATAATAAATAATTTAAATATTAGATATATATTTATTATATTTATTATATTTATTATATAATGACAAGTTGTGATATTATAGTATCTTATTATAAGAACAATCAATTCTTAAAATTATTGGATTTATTTGAAAACAAATTTTTCTATAAATATAAAGTTATAGTTTATAATAAATCTGGTTATGAAATAACGTTAAAAAATAATTCAATACAAAAGCATTTAAATAATATAGGGAGAGAAGGCGAAACTTATTTAAATCATATAATAAATAATTATAATAACTTATCTGAATACACAATTTTTATCCAAGATGATACTAACAATCATATAGGTGATTATAATAAATTTATTAATTTTTGCAATAATATTATTAATAAAAAACAACAATTTGCATTATATCCATCATCTTGGAGGGAAAATGGTATTATTCATCGAAGAACAATTACTGATGGAATATGTGATTTACATTCATTACCGTCAAAAGATTCTATAAAAATATGCTGCGAAAAACATGGAATTAATTTACCCAAACAGTATACTACTGAAACATGTGCTTTCTTTATTTGTCATAAAAATTCAATTTTAAATTATGAAAAAAATTTTTATATTAAATTGCGCGAATGGTTGCTTAGTAACAATAGTAATGGTTTCGTATTAGAACATATTTGGAAATTAATATTTACAGATAAGTCGGCGTTTTAAATGTTTAAATGTCATATTTTGACAAAACCAATGTATAATTCTCTTATCATTAATTAAATTAATAAAATCATTGTTAATATTTAAATATTTAAATATTTAAATATTTAAATATTTAATTTTATTATATTAAATATGAATAATTCCCTTTTAGACGCATTATCTAATAAGAAAGATTTAGTTTTTTGTTATGGTAATATAATACCTTCTATAAATAAATTAATATGTAGTGCTAGACATGCATATGTTATACAAACCGGTACACGATATGATTTAGAAACAACAATTATCTCTGATATAAGTGATAATATTTTAGAAAATTATTATAAAAATATATTTACATATAACAGTATATCTCATAATTTTAGTATTTGTAAAATAAATAATTTTTATATTGGAGTAGGCGGAGTAAGTCAACCAAGTTATTTAGTTGGAAATAACTTAGCACCACATTGTCACTGGGGAAATTATTGGAAAGGATTATATTTAATGAAATCAAAAGATTGCGAAATATGGTCTACTCCTGTTAAAATTATAGATAGAGATTGGGGATTTAAAAATAATTGTTGTAGTTTTGATAGTCAGCCATCTTTGGTTTATAATGAAATTCGGGATATATATTATTTATATTGTAGATATAATCCAGCATGCCAGAAACGTAGATTACAAGTATTTATATCTAATGATATTGACAACTGGCAAAATAATTATACGGAAGTTAAACTTAACAAGGATATAAATGTTTATACAACTTATATGTTTACACATAATAATAAAGTATTAGGTATAATTAGATATTATAATAATGATTTTAATGTTACAAATGTACAAATGTTAAAAGATAACGCAAAAATTGGGTTAATATCATCAAATGATGGTATAAATTTTACTTTTGAAAAAGATATCATAGATAATTATAATTATCAAATACATGGTGATGTTACGCAGGGTCATGAAATAATAGATAATAAATTAGTTATATATTTGTTATGTCAAAATGGAAATTTAAATGAATATAATATATTTATTTAATAAATTAAATAACATTCATATTAATATATAGTAAATGTTATTTACTAATGATAAAATTTTTAATAGTATAAATACTATTATTTGTCCAATACAACTTCACTTAGAAAAATCTATAAAATTAGATAATAATATAACTTATATGTCAATTGTAGATAATTATATATATTGTAGAATTTCGAATAATGATTATGAATTAAACCATTATGAAGATTTAACTTCCAGAATAAATATAATAAATCCATTAGAATTATATTTTGATAATGATTTTAAAATAAATATTGAGGTAGCATCACATAATATGTATTTTTTTAAAGATAAAGAAAATAACATTAAATCAATTGGAGGACAGGGGCAAGGTATATGTTCACTTGATAAATTTAAAAATAATATTTTATATGATAATTATCATAGTAAATATCCATTTATAGATAGTAAACCTTATAATATCAGAATGGGAGGTTACCATAAAATATATAATCCAAATATTCCATGCCCATATTATGCAAACGGATTACATTTGTTTTGTAAAAATAATAAGGATGAACTATTTTGTTTAAATGATAATTTACCAATAATATCTGGAATTCATCCTGGAAGATATGATGGACATTATGGATATAGTGATAATAAAACTATTTCAAGATGTAGAAATGGATTGACTGTATATGATTCTTTGGGTTCTATTATTTATAATGATGAAAAAGAATTATATTTTTTATATCATCGTGCAAATATTGGTACAGGACGAAGAACGATTCAATATTCTACATCGCCCGATTTAATAAATTGGTCAGAATATAATTTAGTTAATTTTGGCGACAATTATAATTATTTTAATTCAAATATTTATATATCTAATTTTTTTAAATTGGGTGATTGTTATATAGCTATTTTACCATATGTTAAAAGAATAAATAATGCATACGACTCTATGGATAATAAACAATATAATGTTTTATTTTATTCATATGATTGTATTCATTATCATATGATAGGCCCAATTTTAATAAATAATGATATAACTAGTATAGAATGTCTTTTAATGGCTACAAATAAACCCTACATACATAATAATAAAATGTATTTTTATTTTTCTAATAAAATAAATAACTGTATGAATATATATTCCTCAAAATTAGATAGATTTTGTTATATTACTAATAAATCTGATAGTGAATGTACATTTCAAATTAAATTAACAAAATTTAATAAAAATAAATTAGTTATAAATTTACAAGTAAGTGATATGGGGTATGTATTAATTCAATTGCATGATAAAGATAATAACATATTAACTGGGTATGAATTTGATTCATTTGATAAAATATCTATAGTAGATTCTTTGGATTATGTAGTTTCTTGGAATAATAATAGTATTATATCATATGATGATATAATAATAAGTTTTAAATTATATAATGCTAGACTATATAATATTAATTAATATTAATTTAAGTATTATTAATATTTATATAAATATTAATATGTTAATATATTAATATATTCAAGTTATGAATTACATAATTACAAAAAGTTAAATGTATATAAAAACACTGTTAATGTTAAAATATATAATTTAAAAGAATATATGAGTATGAAGTTTAATACTTTTACGGATCAAATCAACTTTTTATTATTAGATAAAGACCCCCATATATAGTTAGTAATAAATAATTTAAACAATATTTAATATCATAAATTATAATGAGTTATATTTTAAATGTTGATAAAACTTTTATAAATAACAAGACTATATTAATTACAGGAGGAACCGGTTCATTTGGCAAACAAATGTTAAGAACTTTATTAAATAATTTTACTCCAAAGAAAATTATTATTTTTTCTAGAGATGAATTTAAACAGAGTGAGATGCAAAAAAATTTCAGCGTTACAGAATACCCTTGTTTAAGATATTTTATAGGCGATATAAGAGATAAAGAAAGACTTATTGAAGCGTTTAATGGTGTAGATATAATTTTTCATGCAGCTGCATTAAAACAAGTGCCAGCACTTGAATATAATCCTTCAGAAGCAATAAAAACTAATATTTATGGTACTGAAAATGTAATCAAAGCAGCTATTGTTAATAATGTTAGCAATGTTATTGCTATTAGTACAGATAAAGCTGTCTCTCCTTGTAATTTATATGGCGCAACTAAATTATGTTTTGAAAAATTATTTATTGCAGCAAATAATACTGTAGGAGACAAAGATATTAAATTTAGTGTCTTAAGATATGGTAATGTATTTAAAAGTCGTGGTTCAGTAGTTCCATTATTTTTAGAACAAGAAAAAGCAAATAAATTTACTGTTACAGATTCACAGATGACAAGATTTAATTTAACATTAGAAAGCGCAATTAATTTTGTATTAAATTGTTCTTCAAAAATGTTAGGCGGAGAAATTTTTGTTCCAAAATTAAAAAGTTATAATATAATTCAATTATGTGAGGCAATTAATAATAAGGTACCAATACAAATTATAGGTCTACGACCAGGAGAAAAGATTAATGAATGTATGATTAATACTTTAGAAGCTAATAATTGTTATGAATGTGATAATTATTTTATAATTTTATCTAATACTGCTCTAGGTATAGAAAATAACTTTGATAGATATTTATCTAATTATAAATCAGATAATATTAAAATACGACAAGAAAAAACAGAATATATAAGCGGCGGCGATATGATGACAACTGAAGAACTACATAATTTAATTAGTGATAAGAAAGATACTAAAATTTAGGGTGATAATAGTATATATTAGCTAATAAATTCTAATTACCATACCCTAGGATCAAGTAATTTAGTTGGTGTATTTTTAAAAGTAAGTTTTATGATGTTTAATTCTTCTTCTTTTAGTTTTCTTACTTTATTAAATAATTCTATATTATATTTTAATTGTTCTATAGTTTCTATTCCTATTATTATTCCATTTATCCAATTTAATGATTTAACATAAGCTAGACATAATTCTAATTTGCTTGAAAATTTAAATCTCTTTTGAAATATTTCAAGTGTTTCAATATAATATTTTGCATTACAATTTGTAATCATGTAATAATAATACGGGTAATTTATTTATATTTAAATTACGCATTGATGTATTAATACTTTCATATATTTTATCTATAATTTCACTCTCTAAAATATTATTATAATCAAATTTACATAATTTTGTTATTATACAACTATCATTAGTGTAGTCATTTACTGAAGATAATATTTGTTCAGAATCGCCATATTCTCAAGCTGTGTCAAAAGTTTTTATATTGTTATCTATAGCATATTTTATTATTTGTTTTGATAATTCAGAAGTAGGTTTTCCAGTAATATTAGTTTTACCGTACGTTAATCCCAATTGAGCGGTTCCAATAACTAAATCAATCATTTTTAATAACAATAATATTATAATATAAATATATTTATGTTATAATATTAATGAATATTACATTGATTTTACAAGCGAGAATGAATTCATCGCGTTTGCCTGGAAAAGTATTGAAATTAATAGAAGAGAAGACAGTTTTACAGCATATTATTGATCGATGTTCAAAAAGTAAATATATAAATAAAATAATTGTAGCCACTACAACAAACTCTTTTGATGATATATTAGAAAATTATTGTATAGAAAATAATATTAATTATTATCGTGGAAGTGAGGATAATGTATTGGAGAGATTTTATATGTCGGTTCAAAATGAAAATCCCGATATAATAATACGTATAACATCAGATTGTCCTTTGGTTGATGTAAATATTGTTGATAATATGATAACATATTTTATACAAAATACATTAGTATTTTTACAACCAAAATATATAAAAGGTGATAATCAAAAACAAATGGGTGGTTTTCCTGATGGTTGTAATCCTCAAATTTTTACGTATGAAATATTAGAAAAAACATATAGAAATGCTATATCTAATTTTGATAAAGAACATGTTTGTCCTTATATGGTTAGAAATTATATGAATAAAGAATTCATAATACAAAATACAGAAATTTATAAAAATATAGATTTATCTTCTTTGCATCTAAGTTTGGATACTCAGGATGATTATGATTTTATTTCTAAAATATATAAACATTTATATAAAAGTAACCCTAATTTTACTATTTATGATGTTTTAAATTTGTTAAATAATGTGAATATTTAAATTTAATATGTTAATCTATACATATTTTAAGTGCTAGTGAAATACAATTGCCGTAATATATGTTATTAATTAATCTGGGATTTCCTTCTCCTCCCATTATATAGATATATTTACTATATAATATTACTTTTGGAATATTAATATTTAGAGGAAGAACCGTATCGGATATTTTATATTCATTATTTAAAGTATCATAAATCACTATAATATTACTAAAATACCAATTATATTGATTGGCTGTATTTTCTTGCGTGATAAATTGATTTTTAATTGTTGATATATTGTTATATGGTAATCTATAATTTTGATCCAATACTTTTGTTTCGATTATTTTATCATTCACATATGTCGTATTATATTTTATTCCTCCCATAAGAATAATATATCTATTTTCATATAATACACTGCCCTGACCACATATATGAATAGAAATACCTGGTAAACTTTCCCATCTGTTTTCATTTATATTATATCTCCAATTGTCAACTACGTTATTGTATGTATATTCTGTATATCCTTTATATTTATTTGTTCCACGTGTTGTGTTAACTCCACCTAATACATATATAAAATCATCAATAATATGGTAAACTATTCATTAATATAAATATTAGATATATATATATATATATATTTAAATATATATTCGATAATTACATTATATATTGATATTTATATATTTTTTCATTATTTAACTGGTATATTTTAACAAATTCAAAATTACAAGATTCAAATACTTTTATGGAAGCAATATTAATAGATTTAATATTTGCTATGATCTTTTTTACAAATGGATAATTTATTTTAATATATTCAATAGATTTTTTTATGATTAGTTTACCTAATCCTTTACCTCTATAGTATGGATTAAGATTTATTCCAATTTTACATATTTCTTCAGTTGTTTCTATATCAACAGTATTATTACATATAAATCCAATAAATGCTGCCTTTTCATTATTATAATAAGCAAACAATGGCGGTAAATAATTATTAAAATAATTATCTTCAAATATCATTTTAAATGTATCCCATGATTTTATTTTAGAATCAAATGACATTTTCCTTGTATTTTTATCATTCCTCCATATCATAATTAATTTACCATTTTCTTCTGTCTTTTCTACTGGTTGTATAATAATAGACATATTATATAATAGTATTTATAATTATAATTATTTAAATACAAAAAAATTATAATTATATGGAATTGCCAGAATTTATTATTAATAATAGAGTTATAAATAAAGATAATCCCACATATTTTATTGCGGAACTTTCGTGTAATCATAATCAAGATAAAACAATATGTTTTAAATTAATTGATGAAGCATATAAATCTGGAGCAGATGCAATTAAACTACAAACATATACACCAGATACAATGACTTTAAACTGCGATAAACCAATTTTTAAAGATTGTTTAAATGGGTCAATATGGGAGGGTACAACATTATATGATTTATATTCAAAAGCATATACTCCGTGGGAATGGCATAAAGAATTAAAAGAATATGCAAACTCCTTAGGAATGGATTTATTTACTTCTCCATTTGATACTACTGCAGTAGACTTTTTAGAAACTCTTGATATGCCTGCATATAAAATAGCTTCTTTTGAAATTACTGACCATATTCTTATAAAACGGATTGCACAAACTGGTAAGCCAGTTATTATTTCATCTGGAATGGCATCTCTTAGTGAGTTAAATGATGCCGTATCATTATTGAGAGAACATGGAACAACACATATTTGTATGTTAAAATGTACTAGTGCTTATCCAGCCAAACCAGATGATGCTAACCTAATTACTATCAAACATATGATGGATACTTTTAATGTAGTCGGTGGATTATCAGATCATACATTAGGTATAGAAGTTCCAATAGCATCTGTAGTATTAGGAGCAAGGGTTATTGAGAAACATTTTACTCTCTCTCGAGATAGTGGAAGTCCCGATGATGCGTTTTCTCTCCTACCTGATGAATTTAAACAAATGGTAGATAGTGTTAGAATTGTTGAAAAAACAATCGGAAAAATAACATATGCAGGTGTAAATAGTGAATCATCTAGTAAAAAATTTCGTCGCTCATTATTTGTAGTTGAAGATGTTAAAAAGGGAGAGAAATTAACAGAAAAAAATGTTAGATCCATAAGACCTGGTAATGGATTGCATACTAGGTTTTATGATGAAGTACTTGGAAAAGAAGCTACTATGGATATAGAAAGAGGAACCCCACTTCGTTGGAATTTATTTTATTAATTAATTTTAATATAAACAAAAAAGTAATAGATTAATATATTATGAATAAAGAAATATTTTTTTATAATATTTGTGGTAAATTAATGCCTACAGGAGGTATAGCTGACGGTAAATTTATGAGAACAATAGATGTAGTTAATGAAATAAACATACAATATAACAATAAATATAAAAATAAATTAACAATTACAAATAATATAACTTCTATTAAAAATTCTTTTATAATTTTTATTAAATCTGATTTTACAAAAAATATTGAATATATTAGAAAATCAAAAAATAATAATAATATTATTATTGTTGATATATTAGATTGGCTTGAAGTTGAAGATGATATTAATAACGATAATTACGACTTTCCAGATTTACTTATAAACAATATAATAGATTTAATAGATGTTTTTATTTGTGAAAATGAATATGTTAAAAACAGATATGAAAAAAAATATAATAAACCTTGTTTTATTATTAAACATCATTATGATAAACGTTGGCATCAATTAAAAAAAAATGATAATTCTCAAGAAAAATTATCAATAGTATTTAATGGCTATATGGGTCATAAAAATAATAATTGTCTACATATAAATAAACTAGTTGAAAATAATATAGTAACAAATAATGTAAAAAAATATGGACAATATCATTTAGTTTTAAAAGCCGAAGAAGGTTTACATAATTGTCATATTAGTATAAGAGATAAAGATAGTTGGGAGTATAATATTAAGCCCTCTATAAAAATAAAAACAGCAGCAGTTTTAAATTGTAACATTATTACAACAAATGATATTTCAGTCAAAGAATTATTAAAAAAAGTAGATGGAACAGATTATCCATATTTATTACAAAGTTCAGAATATAATGAGGTAATTAATATGATAAAATATGCAGAAAAAACATATAAAACAGATATTTGGTATAGAGGTTTAGAAATAATGAAGAAAATAAAAGATAATTATGATATATCGATTATTGTTAAAGATTACTATTTACCATTTTTTGATTTTTTATTTAATAAATATTGTTAAATATTTATTTATTTTTATTTATTACAAATAATAGATCATCATATCTATTTTTATTTTTCCTCAAATCATATAATTCTATATATTTTTTATATTTTTCTGGAACTATTTCTATCAATTCATTAAACCATTCTATATTTTGAATATCTTCTATTATAAAAATACCTTTTTCTTCTAATAATGGTAAATATAAATTAATAAATTTTTTCATACTTTCTAATGTATGTGGTCCATCATCTATTATAAAATCAAATTTTAAGTTATTATTTGAAAAATTTTTTGTAATAAATTTTTCATTGTAAGCATTTTCGAAATATAAATTAATTCTTTTATTATTTTTTATATTATCTACTTTAATATTATCTACAATATCGCAACCATATATATTTCCATTAATAAAAAAATCATGCCATAATAAAATACTTCCACCTTGACTAATTCCAATTTCTAATATGTTTTTTGCGTTATATTTTATTGGTTTTAATAATTTATTATAAGTATCCAAATATGAATGCACTGTATTTTTATCTGTATAATTATTTTTAATTAGTTCTTCCATATTTATATATATATATATATATATATAAATTTATTTTATACACAAATTTATCTTATATCTAAATTTAATTTTTTACATCCTTGTTGAAATGGAAGCGTGGTGCTTGCATACAGTAATTGTAACATTAATCTTGTTCCTTCCAATACAGGCATTCCACGATGAAATCCATTTGTGTTTTCTATTATAATAGTTCCAATATCTCCAGTTAATATCTTTATGTTATCCTTATAGTTATCTATTGCAAATTTATCAGTTAATCTTGTAGATGGATTATATCCAGGTGGAACAATCATATTGTTAAGTGATTTTTGTATATAACAATGCGGTCCATTATTATTACCAACTTTAGTTAAATAGATAAAAATTTTTAAAAAATTTATGTCATCATAATCTTGATGAAATCGCTGAGTTCTTTCTGGTGATTTATTCGTACAAGAATACCATAAGTTAGTTTGGCATAATATTGGTTTACACCCTAGATAATTTTGTACTATTTTTAATAAAAAAGGGTCACTAGCTATATCTTGTACTTCTGATATTGATGCTATATCATTTTGATTATCTATCCAAAATGTTGAACTACTATTATATTTGACATTTTTTCCTAGAAATTCTTTCCCGAGTATTCTATTATTATTATCAAAAGGTTTAAAATATTTATCTCCCAACTTTGAAATTATATTATGACATATTTTATTATCTATTTTAAAATCTGGAATAAATATACCCTTTTCTTTTAATTCTTTATCTGCTATTGTAGTATCAAAATGACACATAGTATTATTAATTAGTTTACTATATTCACTATCAAAATTATATAAATTCATTATTTTTCCAATAGTTTGTGATATAAATTGCTGATATTTATATTTATTAATTAACCAAAGTTTTTCAAAATCTTCTATTTTTTGATAAATCTCATCATTTCTTAAAAATAATTTAAAACAAAATTGTTTTGTTAAATTAATTATATAATTTTTAAAAGAATCATGCTCTCCAAAACTTTTAATAAATTCTTTGCTGATTAATTTATCACTATATGTATTTAAAATATATTCTTTCCATTTTCCATAAGGTTTATGTTTTAAATTATACAGTTTAATTTTTTCTTCTTTTTCTAATTCTATTTCATTTTCATCAGTTTCAATATATTCTATTTTAACATTATCTATTAATTCAAATACTTTTCCAAATAAATATTTAACTCTTGGTATATGCCAATTTGATGTAATAATTATAACATTATTTGAATTATTATCAATTAAATATTTACCAATATTTATAGCTTCGTCTATGGTGTTGTCGTTTTCTTCAAATTCTTTATTAATTTCTATATTCGGATATTTATTTTGTAATTCTTTTTTAATTATACTACAATGTGACATTTTTGAAAAACGAAATCCTCCCGAAATTATAATTTTTGGATCATTATTTTTATAATTATTATATATTTCATCAAATTTTTTTAATCTCATTAATGTGGAATTAGATAAATTACCACTTATATCATTATCTCCACCAAGAATAACTAAGTACATATATATATATAAAATATTATATATCTACTTAAATTAAAAATACTTATATTATACAATGAATAGTAAACTTGCAATTCATGGAGGAACTCCAATAAGAGAAAATATATTGCAATATGGAAAACAAACTATTGACCAAACAGACAAAGAAGCAGTATTAAGTGTTCTTGAAGAAAATAATTTTTTAACAACAGGACCAAAAGTTGTTGAGTTTGAGGAAGAATGTAAAAAATATTGTGGTGCAAAATATGCTCTTGCTGTCAGTAGTTGTACTGCAGCATTACATTGTGCTATGGCATCACTTGAATTAAAACCAACTGATGAAGTAATTGTAAGTGGAATTAGCTTTGTAGCAAGTGCCAATTGTGTTGTTTATTGTGGTGCTAGTCCTGTATTTTGTGATATTGAAGAAAATACTATGAATATAGATCCCGAAAAAATAGAAACTTTAATTAATAATAATACCCGAGCTATTATATGTGTAGATTTTGCAGGACAATTATGTGATTATGAAAAAATTAAATATATTTGTCAAAAACATAATTTATATTTAATTCAAGATGCAGCTCATTCATGGGGTATTAGTTATAACGATAAATTTGTTGGTAATATCGCTGATATTACTACAGTAAGTTTTCATCCTGTTAAAAATATGACTACTTGTGAAGGAGGTATGATATTTACAGACAATACTGATTTATATAATAAAATGAAATTATTTAGATCACATGGAATATCAACAGATTTTACTGAAAGAGAGAAAACAGGGCAATTATATTCGCCTATGGTAACACTGGGATATCATTATAGAATTTGTGATTTATTATGTGCATTAGGTATTAATCAACTAAAAAAACTTTCAACTTGGATTCAAAAACGTAATGACATAGCAGAAATGTATAAAATTAAAATTAATGAACTTAATAATAAACTGGGTAATATAGTGGAATATTTAGATAATAATACATCCAACGCATATCATATTTTTGTAATAAAATTAGATTTGAATAAAATAACATGTACGAGAGAAGAATTTTTTAAAGCGATGAAATCAGAAGGGATAGGCGTTAATATTCATTATTTACCTATTTATAAACACCCATTTTATCAGTCTTTTTTAGATGTTAAACCATGTTTACCGGTATGTGATAAAATATATGAATCAATTATAACATTACCATTATATCCTTTAATGAATCAAAAAGATATTGACGATGTTATAATATCGTTATACAAGGTTACCAATTTTTATAAAAAAATAATTTGAATTATGAATAACGGCATTACTTTTAAAGTTCCAAACTGACTACATTTTTATCGCTCTTTTGACGGCGTTTGCTTCTTGATGGTTGTCTTGCGTTTGATATTTCTTTTAATTCTTGAATACTTATTGTGCTGCTATCTTTTTCTTGTGTAGGAGCACTTATATCAATTGTTTTGGTTTTTAGACCAGATAATAGGTCGGATATGTCGCTTGGTCCGTTCATTTCGGGACGTTGTGCTTGGGTGCTTCTGATAGGACGCGATCCACCCGAGTTAATATTTTCATAATTATCATTAATATTTATTCCGTCATCGTCGCCTCTTGCGGCCGACATATCGGGGCGGTTTGCCGGAACTTGTGAGCGCTGGCTTCTTGCCATTTGCGTTCTAATCGGTTCGGGAGGTGGGCCAGGAGCAATATTCGGTTGAGTATCATCGTTGCCCATTACACTATTCATAAAACCACCAAATCCGGGGTTTGTATCCCCCATAGTATTTACGGCGGCTTGGGTGAATTGTTGCATTAATTCCGGGTTCTGTCTCATTATATCATCCATACCAGGTATGGATGATTTAAACATAGTGTTTGTCATGTGTACCATAACAGCCGAACCGCCTAATTGGAAAAGTAATTTTAATTCAGGAGCCATCTTTGCTTTCGATTTGTATTTTTCATGTAATTCGGCAAATATCTCATCATAATCGTCCATATTTTCATTCATTTGTTCGGCCCAACCATCTAATTTAACATCAAATGGATCGAAGCGATTATTTAAAAACTCTATTCCGGTTATGCACGCCATTAACATGCGTCCTTGAAATTTACAACTTGCGGATGTTTCTTTTTCGGACATTATCGTTTCATATTCACCTTGCATTTCAGTAAGTGACGATTCCATAGTATATTTTTTTGATAGTTTGGCGCCTCTTTTTTCCAATGCTTCTAATTTGCGTAAAATACTAAATTTTTCTTTTAACATTTCCTCCGGCGATAACCTCGGTTTATTCGAATATGTTTTATCTGGGTCTAGTGGTATATTATTAAAAGTTTTGAAACTATTATCAACCTGTGCAGCAGTTGCTTTACCGACATTTATATTATTATTGTTACTATTACCAAATATGTTGTTCTCTCCGATATCAATATTATCATCAGTATTAATTTTGATACTTTCATTAGGAGTTAAAATAGAATTAAACAGACCACTTTTCGATGGCGACTTTTCTGATTTTTCAATATCTTCCGTTAAATTGTTTAGTTCTGCTTCCAGGTCATTTAAATCCCCTAAATCAACCTCATTGGAACCTTTGCCGCTTCCGTCGCTCTTACGTTTATCGTTCATTAATAATTCTATACCTCCTCCAAAATTAACAGAAGGTTTATCGCTTACGAAATTATCGGCATCGCTATTTTTTCTAGACGAAGAAAAATCATCTTTATTTAATTCGATAACGTTATTATCTAAACTTCCCAAATCAATATCTATAACTTCTGCCATTATTAATTAAAATATATATCACATAATTTTAAGTATTAGTAATACGCAAATATATAATTATATTATAACTACAAATTCACGGAAATCACGATATATTATGATATTGTTTAATATACCATAGTCCTTGAAGAAAACTGTCTGCAAGATCATCTTTTTTCTTATGTTTGTTAAAATGTTCTTCCCATTCATTTAAATAATTTTCGCTTGCAATCATATCAAATGTTATTTTAATTCCAAGTTTCTTTCTCTCGTTATAACTTGTTTTAGTTGTAATAAAATTTTTTAATTTATTAGAAGCAGCCACAAACTCTATATCTTTAATATCGTTCATAATAAAAAATTGTGCTATCATGCCCTGTATTGTTTTCATCCGATTTGCAATCGGACTTATTTGGTTTTCTATAATAACCTTATCTACCGTTGTAAATAAATCATTAGTTAATTTTTTATTTAGTTCTATTCCAATGTCTATGAGAGAAACATTATTAGCATTAGTTTTTTCAATTACATCCAAATATTTATCTTTTAAATAGGCGGAGATTGTATCAACAATATCTTGCTTTTTACTATTGTCTTTCAGTTTAATTTCATATTCATTTGCAATGTGTTTTAATTCGTCGAGTTTGGTTCTTTTTTGATGTATTTTTTTAAAAGTATTAGATGGTATAATAAATTTTGATTTTTTGGCACACGATTTACAATAATAAATATTATTTTTAGTATATTTTGCTTGTCTATTGCAAATTTTCTTTTTTAAATTTTCTTTACAGACATATGTTTCGTTACATAAATTGATTGTATCCCAAGAAAGTATTTTATAAGTATTATCTTTTATTTCTATTAAACAATATGCTAAATTAATTATACCAACATCAATACTCAAAATTTTCATTACACTGATTATTATAATAGATATTATAATAAATACTATATTGTTTTAATTATATACTCAAAAATAATATACTCAAAAATAATATACTCAAAAATAATATACTCAAAAATAATATACTCAAAATATTATATATTATTTTTATAGTGCAAATAGAATTACATTTTTTTTAATAATTGATCCTGTGTTAAAACTGGCGAAACCATTCTACTCTGTATTTGATGTCTTGATAAATAAATATTTTTTAAATCGCTTGTTTCATAACCTTTCGGTTTTCTGTTATCTACTGCCGAGTTGAAAATAAACGGTCCGTTTGAATTATAATTATTGTTGGTATTATTGGAATTATTATCATTGCTATAATTAGACATGTTTAATCCAGTTTCATTAAAAGAGTCAACCTGATTTCCTTTAATTATTTTATCAGCATTGGCAATTAAATATTTACGATATTGTGAGCTTGTAATAATACCTTGTTTCTCTCTAAGATTGTTATTTATTTCTGCGCCAGGTTGCCAAGAAGCATAGTTTCTACCATCGTCCATTATTGCCGGAAAATTATAATACATATTATTTGAATGTGAATAACTGGTTGCCCAACTCATTTAATATGTAAGGATATTTTTTTTTATTAATCGGTATTTTTTTCAATAAGATTTATTAATTCGTCTTTTTTCATATTATTAATATTTTCCTCGGTATCTAACTTATACATTAATGCTAAAACTTTTAATTCTGCTAATTTCTTTTTTCTAATACTTCCCTGAAATACAATTTCTTTTTGCGGCTCTTCGTCCTTTCCTACAGCATCTGCGTTTTCTACAGCATCTGCGTTTTCTACTTCCTCTACGTTTTCT